GAGACGAAAAAATCGGGTGGAGGAAGTCAGGTCGCTTCTGCTGGTAACTCCGCATCCCGCAGTACTAAACAGGGGCGCAGGTCGGTCAAGCTATCGCATTCACAGGTCGCAATTGCGAAAAAGTTGGGCGTACCTCTCGAAGAATACGCTAAATATGTGAAGGATTAAAAAGATGGCTGATAGAACACCGCGTAAAAGCGAAACACGAGAAACAGAAACTCGCAGAAAACCATGGGCACCGCCCAGTCACCTTGCAGCACCTGAAGCCCCACAAGGGTTTGTGCATCGATGGATACGAATTGCAATGCGTGGAGAGGAGGACAAAATGAATGTTCACTCCAAACTACGTGAAGGATGGGAACCCGTTCGTGCAGATGAATATCCAGACTATGAAGCTCCGGTCATCGATGATGGCAAATATCAAGGAGTAATTGGACAAGGTGGTCTGATGCTGTGTCGCATTCCTGAAGAGACAGTTATAGAACGAACTGCATATTACGGGGGCAGAACCCGCGAACAGATGACTGCTGTAGATCAGGACCTTATGAAGGAACAACATCCTTCAATGCCGATTCAAAATAGTCGGCAAAGTCGTGTAACCTTCGGAGGCCGTGAACGCGACTCCGAATAAATTAAAGGATTGCTACTATGGCAAATACTAACGTTGCATTCGGACTTCGTCCGATTGGTGTAGTCGGTCAGGCTGCAAACACCACTGGTGCGACCGAGTATCGTATTGCATCTGGTAACACAAACGCGATTTTCCAAGGTTCTCCCGTGATCCCGTTGTCAACTGGTTTTATTGACCGAGTTGGTGCGGCTGCTGGGGGTACTGTCGGACTCGTTGGTGTGTTCTGGGGCTGTGAATACGTTTCGTCTACTACTGGTGAGAAAGTTTTTTCTAATTACTGGCCTGGTTCTGGCGCGGATTCTAATTTTCCCGTCCGAGCTTTCGTGTATGACAACCCATTACAATCATATGTAATTTGTTCAGATGGCACACTAACAAGTGAGGCAACTGCACGAGGACATGTGTTTGCTAATGCTAACTTTGCAAGCGGTCAAAGTGGTTCAACAACCACTGGCATCTCTTCTGCACAGTTGGCTGTCGGCACAATCGCTGTCACCGCAAACTTGAACTTGCGTATCATGGGCATCCAAGATGACCCTGAGAACCAAGATTTTACTGCGGCTGGCATTCCATTAATCGTACGTTTGAACAACTCCTTCAATTCACCGAATGGTGCTATTGCAGGTGGTACTGTTTCAACGACTGGCGTATAAGGAGACTGACGTATGGCTATTTCTCGCGCACAACTAGCGAAAGAGTTGGAACCCGGTCTCAACGCATTGTTCGGTATGGAGTACTCTCGGTACGAAAACCAACACGCAGAGATCTTCACAACAGAATCTTCTGATCGAGCATTCGAAGAGGAAGTTATGTTGAGTGGTTTCGGAGCAGCACCGACTAAACAGGAAGGTTCTGCTGTAAATTTTGACGACGCTAACGAAGCATACACTGCTCGTTACAACCACGAGACTATCGCACTTGCGTTCTCAATTACTGAGGAAGCAGTCGAAGACAATCTTTATGATCGTCTTGGTTCGCGTTACACTCGTGCGTTGGCTCGTTCAATGGCACACACAAAGCAGGTTAAAGCTGCTGCAATTCTTAACAACGCTTTTACAGCAGGTGCTTCTGCTGGTGGCGACGGAGTTGCATTGTGTGATGCGTCTCACCCACTTACAAGTGGTGGTACGTTTGCTAACGAACCGTCAACTGCTGCTGATTTGAACGAAACATCTCTAGAAGATGCTTTGATCAACATCGCAGGTTTTGTTGATGAGCGTGGTCTTAAAGTTGCTCTACGAGGCACAAAGTTAATCATTCCACGTCAGCTACAATTCGTAGCAGAGCGTTTGATGGTATCTAACTTGCGTGTCGGTACAGCAGACAACGATGTAAACGCACTGCGTTCAATGGGAATGTTACCACAAGGTTATGCGGTAAATGACTTCCTAACAGATCCAGATGCATTCTTTGTTCTGACTGACGCACCTCGTGGGTTAATCCACTTCGAAAGAACTCCAATGTCTACAAACATGGAAGCTGATTTCGATACAGGTAACATGCGCTTTAAAGCTCGTGAGCGTTACAGCTTTGGGTTCTCAGACCCACGTTGTATTTTTGGTTCACCTGGCGCATAATCTGTGCTACAATGAGGTAGTTTTTTCATAAAACACCTCCCTGAATGACTGGGGCAACTTCGGTTGCCCCTTTCTTTTTCTATTTCCTGTGGTATAGTATTGTTATCCCTGACAGTGACATGGGGTCACTGACTAACCCAGACAGGAGATCAACATGGGTACAACAACTTTTTCAGGTCCTATTAAAGCTGGGACAATTAAGGACACTACAGGCACAACTGTAGGTTCTGATAAAGCAAACGTAGGTTTTGTTAAGATGGCGCAAACAGCGTCTTGGACACAGTCTACTACTGCTGCGGACACAGGAATTGTTATTCCTGCAAATAGTCAAATCGTTGAAATAAGAATTTATATTACCACTGCATGTACAGCAGCAAACATTAGCATGGGCACAAGCTCAACTTCAACCGAGTTGTTTACAGCGTTAGCCGCAGGTACATCCGCAGACGTAATTAAACTTGGTTCTGCTGGAACAATTACAGATGCGGATACTTGGGTAGACATTGGTTCTGCCGATCTTCCAATTTTTATTGACTTTTCAGCGGGTACGGCTGGCGCGGGTAATGTTACAGTTGAATACATCCAAGGCATTAATAACGCCTAAAGGAGGTAACACATGGCTGCTGCTATAATTGCAAAGACAGCTACTGCTACAGGAACGCTACAAGGAGGCAGGACTCGCTTGAAGTCTTTTTATGTAAAGACAGCCACAAGTGGGTCTCCTCAAGTAGTTTTCAAAAACGGTAGTAGTGGATCTACGTTGTTAGACATGGTGTTTAACACATCAGATGACACACAAATAACAATACCTGATCATGGCATTATCTTTGATGATGAGTGCCATGTAACGCTAACTAACATCACCTCGATAACAGGGTTTTTCGGGTGATTGTAAAGGAGATAAAACATGGCTGACGCAGCTACAGTAGTCATGAAGACTACTATTCTACCGGATGAGATAGCGAAAGATATTACCGCTACTACTACGGTTTCACCGAAAGATGCCAATGATAAGTGGTATTACAAACTAACAAGCGTAACAGCGGCTAGTACAGACTTGATGGCGGGAAGCTTTATTGACTATACCGCAGTCGCGGCAAACACCAGTCCAGATGCAATAAGCACAGCGGACAAAGTTGAGTTTTTGTATATCAAAAATGTAGATGCAGCAAACGACATCTACGTTGTGTTTGATGCAGGAACAGCTTCTAACAGCGCTGGTGATGCAATCAAGATTAGTCCAAATGAGTCTTGGTCGGGTCGTCTTCCAAACGCCACCGTCGCAGACATTCATGCAATTGGGTATGATCCTGTTGGTGCAGCCGCAGCGACAGCAAGTGCGATTGTTGCAGCATTACTGGATGACGTTGCATAGGGATTAGCGTGATGGCTAAGATCGACAAGTCTAAGATGAAATGCAACAAGCCGAAACGCCAGGTTTCTGGTGGTAAGAAGTTTGTTGTAAAAGCTTGTTCTAAAGGCAAGGAAAAGATTGTCAGGTTTGGCGATGCTAACATGACCATCAAGAAGTCTAATCCTAAACGTCGTAAATCGTTTCGTGCACGGCATGGCTGCGATAAGGGCACACTGGACAAACTAAAGGCCAAGTACTGGTCTTGTAAGATGTGGTGAATAAAGTGGATAAAAACGTACAACTTCTGTTTTGGGGCGCGGGATTATCCCTTTCATCCGTTGGTCTTGTTTGGATGATTACCACTCTAATTACGGTGGACAAAAGAACAGAGGTCATGGATGTAAAAATAGACCATCTTGTTCAGTCCGTAGAAGAGTTATCAGAAAGGAAGTTTAGTCTTGATAAGTCGTGGACAAATGTCGTTCCAAGTATCCAAGTCACCTCGGAGACGTACTAATGGCAGAAAAGAAGTCAAAAAAAGACGCCTGTTACCACAAAGTAAAAAGCCGTTACAAGGTTTGGCCCAGCGCATACGCTTCAGGGGCACTTTCTAAGTGTCGTAAAGTTGGTGCAAAGAACTGGGGTAATAAGCAAAAGAAAGCTACTGGGGGCTTGGTGCTTTCAGTGGATAACCCAAAACGTCCAGCACGAAACAGATACGCCCCAGGCGGCATGATTGCTTCTGGTTGTGGTGTTGTTGAGAAACGTAAAAGAACGAAGTTTGCATAATGGCAAAGAAAAACTCTCTTCGAGAATGGTTTGGACAAAACGACGGTAAAGGTTGGGTTGACTGTAAAACAGGCAAACCTTGTGGTCGTCAGAAGGGAGAAAAACGCAGAAGTTATCCGGCTTGTAGACCTACTATGGCGCAATGTACTTCTGCGGCAAAGAAAAAGAAATCGTCTAAGCGCATTAGCTGGAAGAACAAAAAAGCTTCTGGCGGATTAGTGAGGGTGTTTTGATCCGTGAATGGGCAGAAGAACTGGCAAAGCCTACGGACTACAACAATGGTGTAGCTGCGTGTCCGTATGCTTTGAAAGCCCTTGATAAAGGTGAAGTAAAAACAGTTATTACTAACAACTTATGGCCTGATGTATTACAAGAAGTCTCTAGGTTTCATCGATCAGGAAACAAGGTTACGATGTTTTTTGATTACGAGTACGAACAAGACTATGAACACCTAGAGCAGGAGTGCATGGCTTTGAATAGATTTTTTATAGCAGCAGACATAGATGTTTGGCTTTTGGCGTATCTAAAAGATGAAGCAATCGTGTTTGTGCAGAGATGGACAGAATTAGAAAATGCTGCTGCAAAATTGGAAAAACTAGGATACTATACAAATTATGACCGTGATGACTATCAAAATCACATATTAGCTCGTAGACAAAGGAGAGTGTAAAATGCCAGGAATGATGCGTGGAAAGAAAGTAAAGATGATGCGCGGTGGCGCTGTAAAGGGTAAAAAGAAAATGATGCGCGGTGGCAAGGTAAAGATGATGCGCGGCGGAAAGGTAAAGGCTAAGAAATGAGTTTTCCTGATCTAACAGGTGACGGTAAAGTCACAAAGAAAGACATCTTGAAAGGTCGCGGTGTTGAGGGTTTCAAAAAAGGCGGCAAAGTAAAGATGATGCGCGGCGGAGAAGTAAAGTTTGGTCACGGCGGAAAGGTCGGCGGCTGCAATACTGGTGTGCAGGTTTCTGGTTTAAAGAATGGGGCTGATCACTAATGGCAACTTCAGGTTCAAGAGACTTCGAACTCGATGTAGCTGATATTATCGAGGAAGCATACGAACGGTGTGGAATAGAAGTTCGCACCGGATACGATGCCAAGACTGCTCGTCGTTCTATGAACCTGATGTTTGCAGATTGGGCAAACCGTGGATTAAACTTGTGGACAGTGACGCAGGGCACAGTCACATTGACAAAGGGCCAGGCCCAACAGACGCTCACAGCGGATGTGGTGGATCTTTTAGAGGTTGTGCTCCGTCGTGATGGCACAGACTTTGAAATGCAAAAGATTAGTCGAGGAGAGTATCTTACGCTTCCTGCAAAAACTACTGAAGGTCGCCCAAGCCAAGTTTATTTTGACAGGCAGATTAGCCCTGTTATGAATATTTGGCCTACGCCAGAAAACTCTACAGACCAACTGATTTATTATTATGTGCAACGAATCGAAGATGCTGATACTCTTACTAATACTACTGATATGCCTTTTCGTTTCTATCCTTGCATGGTGGCTGGACTAGCGTACTACTTATCGATGAAACGTGCGGTAGATAGAACGCAACTTCTTAAATCTGTATATGAGGAAGAGTTCCAACGTGCAGCGGATGAGGATGAGGATAGAACACCTCTTAAACTCCAACCTAGCATACAATACTTGAGGGTCTAATGGCGTTTGCATCAGGTAAAAAAGCATGGGGAATATCAGATCGTTCTGGTCGTCGCTATCGTCTAAGAGAGATGAAGCGGGAGTGGAACGGTCTTCTCGTGGGGCCTGATGAGTTTGAGCCAAAACACCCTCAGTTGTTTCCTATAAATGTTGGTCAAGATCCGCAAGCATTACAAAATGCTAGACCAGAAACTAATTTAACAGAGCAAAGAGCTTTTCAGTATGGTTTCAACCCTGTTGGCTTTAGGGACATACCAGGTATAACTCCAGACAACGATTTAGTGGCAACAGGGCAAGTTGGTACGGTAGGATTTCCTGCCACTGTCGCAGTAACAGGAGAAGTAGCTACCTTTTCTACAGGTACAGTTGCCTTTCCTAAAAGAGTTGTTGTTACAGGTGTGCTTGGATCTGGTGCTACGGGTACAGTTTCTTTCTCGCTTGCCTCTAGTATTTCAGGATCTGGTAGCTCTAGCACAGGTTCCGTTGGCACAGTTACGGTGGTGGTATAATGGCATTTACATATGACGAATTAAAACAAGCTATTCAGGACTATACGGAAAACTCGGAAACGACCTTCGTAAACAACCTGCCTATTTTTATTAGGGCGGCTGAAGAGCGCATATTAAAGAACGTACAGCTAAATTTATTTATGGGAAATCGAGTTGGTACGATGACTTCGGGTATTCAGTATCTTGGTGCCCCTAGCGATTTCTTAGCTCCGTTTTCTGTAACGGTAACTGTTGATGGTAAAAAACAATTTCTTGAGTTTAAAGATTTATCTTTTATTGAAGAATACAATCCTGATTATACCGTAACAGGTGTGCCTAGATACTACGCTCAGTTTGATGTGGGTAACTTTGTTTTGGCTCCTACGCCTGACCAAGACTATGACGTAGAGTTGCAGTATTTGTCTAGACCTGCAAGTCTTACCTCTGGTGTAGGAACAGCAACCACTTGGCTTAGTGAAAATGCAGAGCTTTCTATGTTGTATGGTTCTTTAGTAGAGGCTTACATCTTCATGAAAGGTGAGCAAGATATTATGGCACAATACAATCAACGGTTTACTGAGTCTCTAACAGGTCTTAAAATGTTAGGAGAAGCAAAAGAGACAACACAGGATTACCGTGTGGGTCGAGTTATTAGGAATAAAACATAATGTTTAAGTTAGATTTAGAGGTTGATGATACACCTATCGTCAACGTACATACGACAAACAATCGGGGTTTTACCCCTGATGAAGTTGCAGAACGCTGTGTAGAAAAACTGATTAGCGTATCTGATACCGCACATCCAGCTATCAGAGATCAGGCACGAGCGTTCCAAAAGCACATGGAGAAAGTGGTTGCATATTATATGCGCGAAGCTATTCGCAGTGACCGCACAACCGTGTATAATGCCCTTATAGATGCAGGGCATCCAGAACTGGCTGACGCAATAAGGAGATTATGACATGGCGATCACGCAAGCAATGTGTAGTTCCTTCAAGCAAGAATTGCTTCAAGGTAAACACGATTTTACAAACTCAACAGGGCATACCTTTAACATTGCTTTGTTTACTTCATCAGCAACATTAGGGGCTTCTACAACTGATTACTCAACAACCAACGAGGTAACTGGCACAGGTTATTCTGCTGGAGGGCAAGCGTTAACTAACGTTACACCTAGTCTTGATGGCACAACTGCAATCACTGACTTTGCTGATTCGACGTTTTCAACAGCGACAATCACTGCAAACGGCGCGATGATCTACAACACCACAACTGGCGGTGGATCAAGTACAACTGACTCTGTGATTATCTTGGCGTTTGGTGGTGATAAGACATCAACTGCTGGTGACTTTACTATTCAGTTCCCGACTGCGGACGCGAGTAACGCTATTATCCGTATCGCCTAGACGGTAAAGTCCAATGGCAGTAATTTCGGGATGGGGTAGAGGTACATGGTCCCAAGCTGCTTGGGGCGAACCCCTCCCGGTTATTGTCACGGGAGTGGCAGGGACAAGTGCGGTTGGCACTGTCGCTGTCGTTGCAGAGGCTAATGTTCCAGCAACAGGGCTAGCGGCTACAGGAGGCGTTGGCTCTGTTACTGTTACAGGCGTTGCAAATGTCGTCACTACGGGTGAGACAGGCACGGGGGCTGTTGGTACAGTTGTCGTTGCTGCGAACGCAGATGTAGGTGTTACAGGTTCTGCTGGCACAGGAGGCGTTGGCACCGTCACCATGACAGGTGACGC